TGCGGTTAAACTTCTTGTTTCACTAAATGTTTGTTTGTTAATTCTTGCATTTCTAATTCCAAGTTCTGTATCTTGGGAAGTTTGAAGAAGGCCCTGAGAATAGAATTCCTCTTCGGCTGAAGTACTAACTGATCCTGGACTTGGATTATTGTTTTTAATATTAGTTAACTTGAATTTTTTGATTCCAGTTTCAAAAGAAAGTGTACTTGATTGTGGAACAAAGAAGGATCCAATTATAGATCCAATGTTATCAGTGACTAGTCTTACATTAGTTACTTGTGCCTTTGCACCACTTCTTTCACCAATCAAAATTGCTTGATTTTTAATTAATCCATAGAAGTTTCCAAATGCAGCCTCTTCTAATGATGCAGTATCAATGTTTAATATTGTTGATGATGAGGTATATACACTTGGAATTGTGGTATTGATATCATATGGGTTAATAGAATATGTAGATGTTGGTGAATTGTATGGTCCATACTTATGATTTGATTGAGCTACTCTAAAAGTAGCTGTTACTTGGGAGGTATTTGTTGGATCATATGCATTCACTGTTTCCCCGACCTGGAAAACTTTATCAAGCATTGAGACTTCAACTAGTTTTGGATAAACATATGAAGTAACATCAACACTATCAAAGAATGGAAATACCTGAGTATTTGGTTTTAACTTACGAGCAATAAATTCTATATTTCTTGCTCTCATGAATCTTATAAATTCATTATTAACAATTCTCTCACCCAACATCTGAGAGTCAACTTGTTCAATAATATTCCATCTAATTCCCTGCCTAGATTGGTTCAGAGTATTAGTTACGTTTGTTCTAGAACCAACTGTTAATCTATCTGCTGCAGTAACTGTTGTTCTGAGTCCTTCAGTTGTTCTCGTTCCAGGTCTTCCTCTTTGATCTCTAATATTTTCTACTAGTCTAGTGTCTTCAACAGTAGTTCCTAAGACTTCGTTTTTAACATCAAGACTGAGATCTGTAGAAACATCAACTCCTATCCAATCAGTTTGCCAGGATCTCCAATCAATTGGACTGAATCCTGTTCTTGTATCAACATCTAATTGTTGAATTATTGAATTGTAACTACCTTCAATTGTAACTCTATTTGGCTCAACTTTTTTGGTGTTGACCCAAGTATCAGAAGATGGATTCAATTCTATTGTTCCACTATATGAAGTAACCAAGAATGGTGTTACATTTTCAGTTCTTGTAGCAAATTCATTTTTGACAAATACTTTTTCAGTATAACTAAGTGTCAGGATTTTTTTATTTTTCTTTACGTTTTCATCCTGTGAATTTTCTTCATATCGATAATCTACATCTACGTTTTCAGTAACACCAACTCCTATTGCTACAGTTTGTCCTATTAGATCAATTGCAGTTGTGTAGTGAGATGGTCTTAAATATCCTTTTCCGGAATCAATACTTGCTCTAAAAATTGGATTTGTTGTGTCATGTGCAGAGTGAGACTTAAAATTATCAACAAAAAATCCACATTTAAATCTGTCCAATCCATTAGTTTTTATGGATAATGATTCTGTAGCAACTTCCAATAGGGAAAGTTGAGTATAATACTCAAGATTGGCAATTCTATTTTCAAGTCTTGAGATATCTTGCATTCTATATCTCTTGTGAGTTGCATAAGTTATTTTTGCATCACTGAGATCAAATAGATATGCGGGTAAAACTATTGTTGCAATTTCCAACATTCCATCTGGATTTTTAGGAGCTGTTGGATTATCAGATGCAACACCTTGTTGTAATTGGAAATTGCCTTCTTTACTTAAACATAATTTATCAATTCTTGGCAAATAGTATTCAAAACTAGTGATAAAGGTCTCATTGGGAGCTAATTGATAAATTGATGATTGTCCAGATCCATTAAAGTTTCTTGACGCAAATTCAAATGGGGACAAAGATGAGGATGTATTGTATGCACTAACTCTTGGTCTTATATCAATTAAATCAGAAAATCTAACCCCATTCAAATTTCCAAGATTTGAATATTCTTCTACTGGATAACTATCAACGGTATATACATCTCCACTATCAGCAGAATCTACAACATAGTTTTGGAAAACAACTTTAATTTTTTTACTTGGATTAAACGTGGAATCTTTCTTTACGATTCTACCAAAATCATAATAGTTTAATCTTTGACCGTTATCTAAACTATAATTTTTTGTGATATTTTTATCGCCATTTGAAACTACATTGCAGGTGCCAGTTATTTTGGAGTCTGAGAATCCAACACTTTCTCCTGGAATGAATACTTGTGAATTTAAATAAACTATTTCTATAGATAAAGTTGATTTAGAAACTACTATTGCAACTGCATTACTCTTGGTTCCAAATACTCTCTCACCAATTAAAACATCAGTAGCAACATTGTTTGGACCAGTCAATGATCCAACTGCAAAAGATATTGAAGGTAGATCTGGTTCTGTCACATCTAAGGACTCAAAAATTCCAAGAACTCTTATAACATCTGGAACATTCAAACAAATTTCATTATCTTGAATTCTAGTTCCATAAACAGAACTATAGTTTAATCCATCATTCAAAGTGGTTCCACCAGTGCCAGAAGCACTATTAGTTGATCTGTCAATGACTAAAGTTGATGTCTTATTCAGTTTTTTAATTTTTTCTTTTACTTTACTTTTCTTGAGAGAAGCTATAAGAGTTGCATTGGAACCAGAAGCTTCACTAAGATTTTTAATTTCTAAATTTTTAAATCCATTAGTAAAAATAAATTTATCAGATGTTAATGGTTCTACTTTGCCATTTGCATAACATAGAGAATATCTTTCATTATTAAATGGTTGATAGATAAAATCAGTTTCTAGTGTTGGACCAGTAATTGTATTTCCACTAAATGAAGCAATGTTATATTGTCTTTTTAAGATAATATCAGTATTTTCTGTATCAATTGTTTTTACACTTGACTTGGATAAAGTAGCTGTGAAAGATGGATCTGAAGTATTTTGAATTCTCGATGAACGAATGGAGAGTTCTGAAGTGTTTATAGTTGATGTTGTTGTTTCTCCATCACAGATTCCAGGAACTGAAGTAACACTAGACAGACCAAGAACTTTGCCACTTGCGGAAATGGAAGATATGGTATTATAAGTAACTGTTGAGAAACCAGGTCTTGTGTAACTTATAATATTTCCTACTGTTGCAACACCAATAAAATTAGTAGTGGTTGACGTAACTGTAGAGATACCAGTATCTGGATCACTTGCACTAATAGTAAATGATGGTACTGTAACTTTTGCTGCAGTGTTGACTATGTTTAGAACTGGTGGAATTTCTGCATCTAAAAGAATATCTGCATTAAATCCCGCAGTGCTAGTTGCTGTGCTTCTATATGAATAAACAGAGTTTACATCTGAAAGTTTATAATCTCTAGTGGTTTTTACAAAATGACCATATGTTCCAATTCCACTTACATTAATTGCTTCATCTTTAGAAAATTTTCCAGTTACGTTGTATAACGTAACATCAGTTGAATTAGAAACTGCTGTTTTAACATATCCTCTTGCTCCACTAGTTCTACCTTCTATTAAAGCAGATGCTGAAAGTGTAATATTTGTGCTAAGGCCAATAGTTGTGTATGTTTGAACATCATAAAGTCTTAACTGATATGTTGTTGTGATACCAGTAGAATTTACTAAATTGAAATCATATGCTCTTGCTACACCTATTTCGTTTCCAGCTGGAGATGTTTTAGTTGCCCCAACTCTTGCGCTTCTTAAACTTAAAACAGATGTTGTTGCTATTCCAACTGATGGTTGTCCTAAAACATTTGTTACGAAAATTGATGGTCCAGCATTAAAACTGATACCTTCTCTTTCAACTGTTCCAGTTTTTCTTGGTTTTTCAACATCAATAAAGGATTGATTATCCTTTACAACCTCAAATCCCCTAATGTAAGCTTTACCTGGAGAAACTTTATATGTTAATAAATTATCTGAAGGGACTTTACCATTAGTTGTTAGTTGATTTTCAAAGAATAACCCATCATTTCCAATTCTATCATTTAAAGTATTTTTTAATATTACTGAAAATGGAGTTATATAATAATCCCCAGATTCATCAAAGGTTCTTCTTGCTAATTCATCAGCAATAATATTGTATTGAGTTTTATCTACTATTTTTTCTAAAGTTCCTGAATTTAATCGCAATAATTCAATAAAGTTTTCATCTTCAAAATTGTCAACTTGTTTTTTTGCTAAAGTTGCTGAAATTTTTAGTCTATCTGCACCGGGTGCGGTATAGTTAGAAAATCCTCTAGAATTATCATATAAACTTTCATCTTGGAAAGACGTTACAATCTCTTCATTTATGAACAATCCTACTCTATAAGTTGGAGTAGTTGAAAACTTATCTAAAACTAGAGTTTGAGCAGCAACTCTTACAAAATATCCCCTTGTAAAATAAACCCCTTCAGATATGAAGGCTGCTGAACCTGTATTTGTTGATTTTGCGTTTATTGTTTTTGCAAAATTTTCACCAGAAGCAATGATGTTTGATGCTCCAAAAGTAATATCTGATAGAGTTGTCAGTTCTTCTCCATCTGAAAATATGTTGTTAACAAAATTAGTTCCAGAATTTTCATAATTTATATAAAGAATAATGTTGTTAGTATCTGCATTTGTTTCAACATTTGTGACTGTAGCTATTACGCCACTGACTGATCCTTTTATTTGTTTTCCAACTAGTTTATCTTGGTATAAACTTAATGGTAATCCTAAAAATTCTGATTCTACCTGAACACTTCTATAGTTAAGACTATATGAAATAGAACCAGGAATTACCCTTGCACCCTCTTTAAAAAAGTGAGTTCCAAATTTTTCAATTTGGTTTTGTAATATTGACTGTAATGTTGTTAATTCTCTAGCCTGGACAGAATATCCTGGTTTAAAAAGAACTTTATGAAAGTCTTTATCTGCGTCAAAATCGTCGAAATATGGCGTTCTGTTTAAATTAGTTTCCTGTGGCATGGGAATTAGAATTGCAGTATAACTTTAATGTCTTCCTTTTGATTGGAAGTTCTGAGCACCGAGGGTCTATTATCAACATAAAGTATATCTCCAGAGTATTTTTCAACTTCAGGTGATGCTATACCCCGAATGAATGTTTGTCCAAGATAATAAGTAATGTTATTTATCTCGGTTGATATACCTGGATTTGTACTTGTTCCAAACGTCGTCTGAATTGCCAAATTACTAGATCCACCCAAAATGGTTAAGGAACCATTTGTGTCTGGAGTTGAAGTAAAATCAAACAATTCATATCCATATCTTGGTGCGATTGGATTATCATATGCATCTCTTTGTGTAGAAATAGAGATGTTTCTTTCTTGCCAATACTTTAAAACTCCTGTTCTACTATCCCAAGATGCTACTTTTCCAACTGCAGTGGATCCAAGTCCAACAGTCTGAGTTATTTCAGTATCAAGAGTGTATGTTGTAGATGTTGTCAATCCATTGAGTTTTAATGCATATAAAGCACTTGCCTTTTGTTTTGTCAAAACTGCGGATGAATTATAAAATGTTGGATTTTTGATTATCCCAACTCTAGCAAATTGATTTCCCGTAATAAAATCTGGATCAATACTATCATTTTCAAATCTAGAATAAATTAAAACTTTTGTTGCTCCAAGTTCTCTATAAATGTCATATCCATGTCCACCTGGAGGTGGAATAATTACAGTAAACTCCGCATCTTTGTCTGTTGTGCCATTGGAAATACCTGCTGCTACTAAATCTACCGTTGCATATGTATATCCAGATCCTCCATTTGTTACCGAAACAGAAGAAACTTTTTGATCAGCACCAACTATGACAGAACAAAATGCTCCACTACCATTTCCTTTTATCGGAACATTATTATAGGTATTTGGAGTATATCCCTGACCACGATCTGTAACTAAAATTGTTTTTAGTTGTGTGCTAACTGTAGTATTATCCCTTACTGAAGCTACACTGGTATTTGTTGACCAATCTCTAGGAACTGGAACATAATTTGTGGAGTCAAATTTAATTAACTCTGATGGTTTAATAGTGAATAGATATTTCCAAACATATCCATCTCCACTCACTCCAGCAGATCTTGGTTCAAGATCAACAAACAATGGCTCATCAATTGAAGGTTTCCCTGATGTATTTTCCGGATCAGTTCCATTGTTAATACAAATGTAAACTCTGTAATCAGTGTTTACTACGTAGTAATTTGCATCATATAAGTGAGTTGCTCCACTATTTGGTGCAGGATTACTGGCAGAATAATCATGACGATACATGTCATAGGTTGTTCCAGATGTCCAAGTAATTTTTCTAATAACTTTAGATATATCCGATGAATTTAATTTTTTCATCGCAATCATTGTATCCCAAAATTCATTATA